ACGATGTAGACCATGTGCTACACGTACCTGTGGCTATGGTGCAAACAATCCAAACGATTGACTTGACTTAAACCTGCAACACCCCTAACCTACAGTTACAAAACACCGACAAGGAGACACCATGATTAAGCACCAATACAGAATTCCCAAACCACCACACGGCAGCCAGGAATGGTTGAACGCACGATGGCAAAACGATGAAGGTCTAGCACGGATCACAGCATCCGTAGCCGCCGTTGTTCACAACGAACACCGATTCACCACACCAGCAGACCTCGCAGTAGAACTCTTGGCCAAGACACCCCCCGTGCCAAAAGAACAAAACGATGCGATGCGTCGAGGCACAATCCTTGAAGGCCCACTCATGTTGTGGGCATCAGAAATCTTGAACGTCACCATCACAGAACCACAAGAACTGTTCTGCTACGAAGAAGAAGGTGTGCGTCTGATGGCAACATTGGATGGCAAAGATTTGTCAGGAAAAATCTATGAACTGAAAACCTATAACAAAAGGTGGAACGGTCAACTCCCCCCATATTGGAAATGGCAAGGAGTACAACAAGCGATCTGCGCTGATACAAACGAAATCACATGGATCGTTTTTGACTCCGATCTTCAACTGCAATTCCACACACAAACCGTCACATCCGACGAACGCCAACAACACATAGACGCAGTACGCAAATTCTTGGGGTTCATCGACATGGGGATGATGCCGGAAGGTGCTGACCCCACCTACGACAACGCTTCGGCTTTGTACCCCGAAGGATATGAGAACACTGTTGTCTTGGGCCATGAGGTATACAACACTTTAGAGCGTTTATCTATTGCTAAAGAACAAATCAAATCTGCTGAAGCAGTACGCGACCAGTTGCAAGGTGAGTTGGGGATGTTGCTCGGTGACGCAGAGTATGGCTCGATTGACGGGGTGCAAGTCGTATCGTGGAAGAACTCGTCACGTACATCATTTGATGCGAAATCATTTGAGAAAGAACATCCAGCATTACACGCAAAGTTTAAGAAAACATCAACCTTCCGCACTATGCGGATCACAGCAAAGGAGAGCAAATAATGAAACTTGAAGAAATCCTCGGAGCATACGGTGTGCCAGATCCAAAGATCGTTGGCAAACTACCGAAGGCAGGCACCTCACTAGATTTTGTGGGACACGCAGACATCACACGAATCTTGCTAGAGATTGACCCGACATGGCGTTGGGTTCCTATCGCATGGGATAACGGTCGACCATCAATCCATGTTGAGAACGGCATCGCAACCATGTGGGGTGAACTCACAGTTCTTGGACAAGCCCGTTTAGGTGTCGGTTCAGTACGTGCAGACAAACAAGAACTAGACAAAGAACTGATCGGTGACTTCCTTCGCAACGCAGCGATGCGATTCGGTATCTGTCTATCGTTGTGGACTAAACAAGAATGGGATGACAACCCTCATGCCACAACCAAACCTGCACCCCAAGCAAAACCTGTGGCACTTGCCAGCAACCCACCAGTATCAGCAGACAACATTGAACGGTTCAAAGGTGCATGTGCAGAGGTTGCTTTGGATTGGCGTGAAATTGCCAACACTGCCGGAGTCAACCTAGACAACTTGCATGAATCCGATATGGATTTGTTACGTGCCGCATATGCCACAGCCAAGAAAGCGTTATACGCACCGAAACCTGTTGTAGTAGCCGAAGTGATGGATGACTTCAACCCTGCATACAACACCGATGAAGTGTTGGCCAAAGTGGTTGACCTGTTTGCAGGTTCCGAAGTGATCGAAGAATCACGCAGCAACCACCCTGCCAACGGCACACCACAAATCAAAGAACCTGGCGCACCAGCCACAGCACCACAGTTAGGCAAACTTCGTGCGTTATGCAACGGTGCAGGTATCACCAGCAAAGAAGACCAACTCTCAATGGCATCAGATCACACGAAACGAACCATCACATCGTTCAATGATCTAACCAAAAAAGAGGCATCAGAACTCATTGGCATCCTCGCCCCGTGAGCAAAAACAAATCTAAAGGCACAGCCTTCGAGACACTCATCGTTGACTACCTCAAACAGTTCTACCCGAACTGTGAACGACGCGCCCTACAAGGAGCGTTAGACAAAGGTGACATCACAGGCGTAGACAACCGCCTGGTCTTTGAATGCAAATCCCACAACACCCTCAACTTCTCTGGCTGGCTTAAAGAAGCCGAAACAGAACGGATAAACGCCAACGCAGAAGTTGGGGTTGTGGTTGCCAAACGGCGAGGCTATGGTAAAGCCGAAGATCAGTATGTGGTACTCACCGTAAAAGATTTGATCAAACTGTTAAACATTACTGAATACTGATGTAACAACAACATTCAGGGTACGCTCCCTCATAACCGGCGCGTGTTGTTGTCCCCTAGCCATTGTCTGATCGCGGTGGACTAGGGGCAAAACCCTTTGCCAGTAAGCAACTCGACCTTTTTGCTATGATAGGAGACACCAATGCGAAACCTTGTACGGCTATTTGCCGTTTCTATGGTAGGGATTATCACCTTCGGCAGCATAGTTTCAGCAGCCAAAGCCCCTTTGCCAACCCCTGAACCTCTTAGCGTGGCTCTCCGTGCGTCTGACAGGGTGCCTGAACCTGACATCGTGTTCCGTCACGGCGACATCTCATGGCTACCAGAACTAGCCGCCAAAGCAGGCTGGCCACCTGAAACATGGCAACGGCTCGGAGAAATAATCCTCACCGAATCCGGCGGATGCCCCAATGTTCGAGGAGGAGACATCGTGAATGAGAACTGCGAAGTTGTCGGGCATGACGGGTCAAACCACCGTTCAGATACATCGCTCCTTCAGATCAATGGTATTAACTGGGATTTGAAACGAACCAAACTTGCAATAGTTTGTGTCCGTATGGGAGTATGTACCCAGGAGGAACTAATGAACCCGATAACAAACCTACGTGCTGGCAAACTTTTGTTTGATGTGGCAGGCTGGAGTCCATGGAATCCACAGAAATGAGCCTGCTAGACAACTTTATTAACGAACTAAAAGACAACGACTTCGGTTGGCAAAACGAAGCAGAATGCCGAGGCGAACTCACCGAACTGTTTTTTATGGACATCGAAGAAATATCTATCAACCACATCAAGATGCGTGAAGCCCGAGAAATCTGTGACCGATGCCAAGTAAAAAAAGAATGCCTTGACTTTGCTGTAGTAAACAACATAGATTATGGGGTATGGGGTGGCACATCCCCACATCAACGGAAAGGTATACGCAGTGAGCAACGAAACAGAATTTGAACTTGAATACTGGCAGGATCGAGTAGACGCACTCGCTGTCACCAACCAAGCGTTACAAGAAGAACGCGACCGCTACATGGATGCAGCAGAATCTTTGGCGCAAGAACTAGACGCACTCAAAGCAACCATGAAACAAGCAGAGTCGGTAATCTCCAGGCTACGAACCCACATCGCACAAGGCGTAGAACTTTAACAACTAGCCGAGGGGCATTATGAAACCAATACACATCGAACTATTTATTGACCGGCTCTGCGGCCTGTTCCCGACAACAAACATCGCACGAAACACGCTCAAATCTGCGTGGACACGCGACGACATCATGCTGGATGCTTCCGAAGAAGACGGTAAAGCCGTACTTAAACTATGTGAATCATTATCAAAGTTCCCTGCATCAATCGGGGAAGTACGCCACATGTTCCGACAAGTTGGCGGTCACATTGGTGGCACATTCGGCTGCGAACTCTGCGACTACACCGGATGGGATATTGGCAGGGAAGGCCATCACAATGTTGACGAAACAGACTGCTACCCTGGTTGCGAAACGTTTTACACAACAGAATTCATGGGCGGTTATTACACGTATGTGAAACCATGCCGATGTCAGGAAGCGGCATGAAAGTCCTCTCACTGTTTAGTGGTGTCGGCGGGTTTGACATGGGTTTAGAGAACGCAGGTATGGAAACAGTGTTCCAATGCGAATGGGACAAACATGCCAACTCAATTCTGCACAAGCATTGGCCTGATGTCCCCAAATGGGATGATGTATCAACGC